CTCGGGCCAGAAAAAGACTGAGAAGGTGAAAGTGCGGCGTAAGGCGTGGGGTTGTAACGGCAAGAAATCGAGCAAGTAGAGCCGTGCCCCGTTGCATTGTGTTTACTTGTTAACCTGATGCGTCTATGCTATACGCTACTAAGCTATAGCAAGTAAAGTATACGACCATGCAGACACTCGGAGCCGCTTTGATTCCCGTGGCGAGCGCTTCTGATCTTGAGGAGCGAGCGAAACGGGCGTCTGAAGAACAGAACCAAACGCCTGTCATCCAAGGACTTGCGTCTCACGTCCGTAGCCGTTGGGTCACCATGCGGGACTACAAGCGTGATGGCGTCGAGCAGCGTCTGCTAGACTGTGTCCGTGCGCGAAACATGGAGTACCCGCCTGAGAAGCTGCGTGACATACGTGAGCAGGGCGGGTCTGAGATCTTCATGGGCATCGTCAGTACGAAATGCCGTACGGCGACAGCATGGATGCGTGACACCCTCCTAGGCACTGGGGCTGATAAGCCGTGGTCCCTCTCCGCAACACCTATACCTGACGTACCCCCCGATGCCCAAGCGAAAATGCAGATGATTCTCCAGCAGAATCTTCAGATGTATTACCAGCAGGGTAACGCGCCGCTGCCTCCAGAACAGTTACAGGAACTTGTTCGTGGGATGAAAGACACGGCGATGCGTGAGCTGAAGCATGAGGCTGACAAGCGCGTAGACCGTATGGAAGCGCGGATGGAAGACCAACTCATTGAGGGCGGGTTCACACGTGCTATGCACGAGTTCGTGGATGACGTTGCGACGTTCCCGTTCGCCGTGATGAAAGGGCCAGTCCCTCGCAAACGTAAGATGATGGAGTGGGCGCAGGGTGGCCTCGCCGTTACTGAGAAAGTTCGTGACGAGTGGGAACGCGTTGATCCGTTTAAGTTCTACTGGGCACCGTGGGGCGATGATGTCGCCAATATCCCCGTTATCGAGCTACACAGTCTAACCCGCGACGACCTACAGGCTATGATGGGCGTTGAAGGGTTTAGTGAAGACTCTATTCGCTCAATACTCATTGATTTCGGCTCTATGGGCGGCTCAGACTGGCTTGAAGGCGATATCGACGTGTCAGAGGATGTGACGGGCCTTGATCTCGAAGAAGGCTCGCAGGACGTTGTGAGCGCCATACAGCTATGGGACTCAATCCCCGGCAAACTACTCATGGAATGGGGCATGTCCGAGGAAGAGGCCGCTGATCCGTTCATGTCGTACCCGTGTGAAGTCTGGATGGTTAACAACACCGTGATAAAAGCGGTGCTTAACTACGACCCACTGGGACGTAAACCGTATTTTGTTACATCATTCGAGAAAGTTCCGGGTCGCTTGGACGGTAACGGTGTCGCTGATCTTGCGATGGACGCTCAACAGATGTGTAACGCGGCTGCACGCGCACTGGCTAACAACATGGGCTTATCATCAGGTCCACAAGTGGGTGTGAACATCAGCCGTCTCCCTGCGGGTGAAGACATTACACAGATGTATCCATGGAAAATTTGGCAGTTCCAGACCAGTGATTACAACGATGGGACTCCGCCACTCTCTTTCTTCCAGCCTAACTCGAACGCTCAGGAGCTTATGGCTGTGTTTGATCGGTTCCTCAACCTCGCCGACGAGGTGACAGGCATACCACGATACATGACAGGGGAGCACGTACCGGGAGCTGGAAGAACCTCATCTGGTCTGTCAATGCTCATTAGCAATGCAGGTAAGTCCATCAAGCAGGTTATTAATAACATCGATAATGATGTGATGACCCCGATGCTTGAGCGCCAGTACCAGCGCAATATGCGCTATAGCCAAGATCCTGCCCTGATCGGTGATGTCCAGATTCAGGCTCGTGGCGCGATGTCTCTTGTGGTCAAAGAGGCTGAAGCCGTTCGTAAGACCGAGTTCCTACGTCTATTGCTCGAATCTCCTGTTGCACAACAGATTTCTGGCCTTCCGGGTATCGCAGAGCTTATGCGAGATCTGGCAGGCAATCTCAACACGAATGTGGACCGCATTGTCCCACCGCGTGAAAGTATTGAGCAGATGGTGGCGCAACAACAGGCGATGCAGCAAGCCATGATGCAAGCACAGATGCAGCCGGAGCAAGAAGATGTCCAATTCCAGCGTGACGCAAACGGTGCGATCACAGGTGCGACTAAAACCAAGCCGAGAAATATCCAAGCGGATGGCTCAACTCAGGGTGGAAGGGAGTCCAATTACGTCTCCTCTCGTCCTAATGGTCAATGATGAAAAGGTACTGATTAATGGCGATTCAGATAAGCGGGAACAAAGTTAAGCAGTTGGCTGTTCAAGACCATGTGTTTGTGCGCCGCATCGAGATCGTACAGCGTCGTGAGCGTGAAGACGCATTACCGTCTGTGTATGACGTTGACGTAACATATCAGCTCTACGGTGTAGGCAGTGACGGACTGCGATACTACAACGACGAGGTTCACGCGATCACCATTAAGGATTTCCTGTCTTCTACGAAGGACAAACCTAAGCAGAATGTCGTGATGGCGGCTATCGAGGATGCTGTCGCTGACATGTTAGCTGAACAGGCGGAGATTGACGCCGCGACGGTGGTGTAATGGCGATAAAGACCTGCATACCTGCACAAACCAAAGCTGATTTTCTAGCGGGAGTACACACGCTGGAGGATCAATACCGTATCGTGCTCTACACTTCAGACGCAGATCTAGGAGATGATTGCGCTTGCTACATGGAGCAAGGCGAAGTCTCTGGGAAAGGGTATCGTAAAGGCGGTATGCCCCTCGAAAACCCGAAAGTTTGGGTAGATAGAGGCGCTGGGTGCCTTACTTTTGACTCGTTAACCCTTCCAAACAGCACCATTACGGCGCGTGGATACATGATAATTAACGCTTCAAAAGACAATAAACCCGTATGTATTGTTGATTGGGGCGCTGAGTACACGAGTACTGAAGGGCCTTTCAACATAAAAATCGCTACTGACCAAGTAGTATTCGATTAAGTTAGGAGATACCGATGGCACAGGGCACGGTTGTTATATTCGAAGAAGCTAAAAAGAACATGAACTTGTCAGCCGCGGCGTCAGACGCCACCAACGGTGTAAACCTTGATGCTGACTCGTTCAAAATCATGCTGGTGTCTGACGACATCGACACAATTCTCGCCTCTACGGCTACGCCGGACAGCGGTGACTTCACTGAAGTCTCAGGCACGAACTACACGGCGGGCGGTGAAACAGCGACAATCAACGTTACTGAATCGGGTGGTACAGTTACCATCGCTCTGGGCAGTGCGGTAAGCTGGACATCTCCGGGTACAGGCGGCCCTGCGGACATTCGCTCAGCGATTCTCTACTCGACAACACATTCGGGTAGTCAGGATGCGTTCTGTGTGTGGGACATGACGACTGACTCAGGCACGACACCGCTGGACCTCGACCTAGGCGACATTACGATCAACGCTGGTACTATCGCTACCGTGGCGTAATGAAATGCAATGGAAGATTTACTACGCAGATGGTTCTTCGTATTACGGGGAACCTGAGCTAGCGCCTAAGCGTGGCGTACAGGCTATCTTGGTCAAAGATGAGCTAGTCGGCAGGCGCATTGAATCTTCCCGCGATTACTACGTATACTGGCCTGAGCGCGGTGGTTGGCGATCTGTTGACCACTTTGCTTTTTTCGAATACTTATTTGAAGCTAACCCACCTACCAAAATCGTATTGTTCGGGTCAGTTATGGCTGACGAAGAATATCGCATGTTGTGGGACGTAATCAGCAACGATTCCGATTTGCCACCTAAATCTGGATTCCTAAGCGACGAGAGGAAACCCTAATGGGTGCTCCAGTAAGTCCGATATGGCAACAGCAGGACTATGCCTTTTACCAAGACGGTACGGAATCAGGCTCTACGATTGTAGGCAGTGCTGGCGCGCAACAGACGCTCGACGCTGATACGATCTACCACTGCCGCTTAGCTATCGCTGAAACCAATGGCGCTAACAAATCTCTTCTACTTACTATTAAGTGGCAGTACAACCAGAACTCTGGTGGCTGGACAGATATTAGCGGTACTACGCCTATTCAGTTCGCTAACTCGACCAGCATTACTGATGGGGGAAGCTGTGCAACGGATCGTATAGGTGGTGGCGGTACGTTCAATGCAGGTTTGATGTATGAATCTGCTAACGCGGGTACAGTCTATACATCAGCAGGTAACGACCATACCGAAGTTCTTCTGATCTTTACCTTAGACAGCGCACAAGTCTCCAACAATGATGAGATTCTTGTTCGTGCAGTTGAGGCCGATGGAACCGTATTTGGTGGTACATATACAAACGCCGACATCAACGCCAGCGTATCGCAGAGCACAACGTTCTCGCTAACTCCTCAGGCAGTATCGCTAACCCCTGCTACGATGGGCGTCTTCGCAGAGTCTGAATCTCGCGTTACGCTGATCCCTCAGGCACTCAGCTTCACTCCGGGTACGATGTCGGTTGTTACTTCGGAGGTTACGCAGTTCTCGCTGATTCCTCAGGCGGTAAGCATTACGCCGAGCACAATGGGAGTCGTAGCGGAGAACGAGACCCGTGTTACGTTAGCGCCTCAGGCGGTGAATATCACGCCGAGTACAATGGGAGTGTTCGCTGAGAGCGAAACACGCGTCACGCTAACAAGTCAGTCAGTGAATATCGCGGCTGGCACGATGGGCGTTACGAGCCTATCTAACAAGTTTATTACACTGGCTTCACAAGCGTTAAGTTTCACTCCGGGTACGATGGGCGTCGTCGCTGAGAATGAAACACGCGTCACGCTAACAAGTCAGTCAGTTTCGGTTACTTCGGGCACGATAGGGGTTAGCGCCCTATCTAACAAGTTTGTTACGCTATCTAGCGCGTCTCTCTCCCTAGCACCAGAGACGTTCACTGTTACCCGTGGTAATCGCTTTTCTTTAGTGCCTCAGGCTCTGGATTTCACTCCGGGTACGTTGTCGGTTACCGCAGAAAACGAAACACGCGTCACGCTAACAAGTCAGTCTGTTTCTGTAACCCCAGATACGGTCTCTATTCTCCAAGCGTCGCCTGCAACCGTCACACTAACAAGTCAGGGTATTATAACTAGCCCAGACACGCTGGTTATTACGCAACCAATCAATAAGTTCGTCACGCTAACAAGTCAGTCAGTAGCTGTAACTCCAGCTACAGTTAACATCTTAGCTGAAAGCGAAACGCGCTTAACCCTAACACCTCAGGCAGTAGCTGTAACTCCAGCTACGATGTCTGTGTTCGTAGAGAATGAAACCCGCGTCACACTTACACCTCAGGCTATTACACTTACTCCTGACACCGTAGGTGTGACCACAGAGATAGCGACTCGGGTAACGCTGACACCTCAGACTATTACGATAACGCCTGATACAATATCAGTCAGTGCAGATCTAACCGTATCTCTGACCCCTGCGGCGATTACGTTTGTTCCTGATACGGTTACGGTGTTCCAAGCGGGTGTTACCCCGATAAATGTCTCTGTTAAGGTGCAGCGCGGTACGAATCTTACTGATCTGACGTTCTGTGTGTTCGATGGCTTTGACTTGTCAGCCTCAAGCGTCATTAAACAAGGTACAGGGCTTTCTACGGATGGGCAGGGGAATCTTACTGTAAACCTCACAGGCACGAGCCTGACGCAAGGTGACCCCGTGACTATCTTGATATCCGACTATACAGATACGCCAACTGCGCAGAGTAACGCGGCGATCTGTTACGGGCAGGTAGTCTTTACATGATCTTAAATGAGTGGGGGCCGCTTAACTCGTGGGGGCCAGCGACTCAGGAAACGATCCCCTACGCCAACCTATGGACTCCGATACGTGGAGCTAAGACCGAACCCGTCTCTATACGGGCGTCTGCACGTGTCGCACTGATACACCCTATTCCTGTAGTAAGTATATCTACAGGGACCGACATCCTATACGAGCGCGTCGAGGCACGCAGTCGGGTAGGTGTCGAGGAACCCACTACAGGAGCGATGCCGCCCACTGTCTCTGTACGGATAGAGGCGCAGGTTAAGGTTAAGAAGCCGTCTGCTCACGCT